AAAAGTTTTCAGCATTCAAACCAAATCAACTGGGCAATCTTTCTGTCTGGGACATTGACGAAACGCTATTCGTCACGAAGGCACAAGTGCACATCATCAAAGATGGCAAGCGTGTGAAGTCTCTGAGTAATAAAGAGTACAATACATACAAGTTGAGAAAGGGTGAGTCCTATGACTTTACCGAATTTAAAGATGCTAAATTATTCAATCGTACATCTATTCCTATTCAAAGAGCAATAGATAAGGCAGCAAAAACGCTGCGCGCATATTCAAATATGCCAAACTCAAAGGTTATAGTTCTTACTGCGCGTTCTGACTTTGATGACCCACACACCTTTCTAAATACATTTGAGAAGTATGGACTGAACATGAGAAACGTTCATGTTCATCGCGCAGGAAACTTGGGTCTCCCTGCTGCTGAAGCAAAAAGAATTTACATCAAACAATATCTAGACACTGGTAAATTTAAGTCTGTATCATTGTTTGACGATGACGTTAGAAATCTGGATGTTTTCTTATCATTAAAGAAGGAATATCCTAGCGTAAGATTTGTTGCCTATCTGGCAAACCATGGATACTTTAGGAAGTATTAATTATGCCGACTTATGAGTTCGTGAATAAAAAGACTAAGAAGATTGAAGAGCATAGTATGTCTATCTCTGCCTATGACGCATTCAAGGCAAACAATCCACACCTCGAAAGATATTACAGTGACGCACCGTTGTTCAGTTACAGCGGCACAGGTGACATGTCTGGAAAGAAAACAGACAACACTTGGAAAGAAGTAATGCACAAGATTGCTGAACAGAATCCTCGCAGCCCTCTTGCTGACAAAGTTCTCAGAAAAGATACGAAGCGAGTTAAAACTGACGCTGTTCTTAAGAAACACAAGGTATGGCAACAATAAGGATATAACGTGTCAAAGAAAAAGAATGGAAACACTGAGATTATTTTCAGTGAACAAATTGAGAAAAAGCCTCCGCGAATCAAAGCAGCGGAATTAAAAAAGTTTGAACCACTCACACCTAACCAAGCAAAGTTCTTCGAGGCTTATGCTCGTGGTGATTACTTTACAATGCTCTGTGGTTCAGCAGGTACTGGTAAAACATTCATTGCAACATATAAAGCAATTGAAGAAGTCCTAGATAAAACATCATCCTTTCATCGTGTAGTCATTGTTCGTTCTGCTGTTCAATCGCGCGACCTTGGTTTCACACCAGGATCTGTTGAAGAAAAGATGAGCCTCTACGAACAGCCTTACATGCAAATTTGTCATACGCTATTCGGTCGTCGTGATGCTTATGATGCGATGAAAGAATGTGGTCGTATCGAATTTATCTCTACAAGTTTCATTCGTGGTATGAGTTTCGATGACGCTGTTATTATTGTAGACGAATGCCAAAACTTGACTTGGGAAGAGTTATCAACTATAATGACTCGAGTAGGTTATCGTTCTAAGATTATTTTTTGTGGTGACTACAAACAGACAGACTTGTATCGCAATAACAAAGACAAGTCTGGGCTCAAGAAGTTCCACGGAATTGCAAAAATGATGCAGTCGTTTACAAATATTGAATTTACTACAGAGGATATCGTTCGCTCAAGTTTGGTCAAGGACTTCTTGATCGCCGTTGAGAAATACGAAAAAGAACAAAGTGTTTAATCATATACATCATGACTTCCCCCAACTCTTGACTGAGAATGTGTTGGGGTCTCGAATGTACGTTGCACCGAATGGTCAGCGTTATCCCTCGGTGACTACGGTGATTGCTGATCACGGCAAAGAAGCAATTCTTGAGTGGCGCAAGAAGGTTGGTGACGAGAAGGCAAACGAGATCTCGCGTAAGGCAACGACTCGCGGCACAGGCGTCCACAAGGCATTGGAGACGTATCTGAATAACGAAGATACCTCTGAACTCAACATGATGCCAAACGTCAAATCGCTTTTTGTGCGAATGAAGCAAGAGTTAGATGAGAAGGTCAATAACATTCACTGCCTCGAAGATAAGTTATACTCGCACAATCTTAAACTTGCTGGCACCGTGGACTGTATCGCTGAGTACAAGGGTGTCTTGTCTGTCATTGACTTCAAGACTTCCGTCCGCCTCAAGAAAAAGGAAAACATCGGCGGATACTTTATGCAAGGTGCAGCCTATGCGACAATGTTTAATGAAATGACGAATCTCAACATTGAACAGGTTGTGATTCTAATTGGTGTAGACACTGCTAACTTTTGCCAGACTCTAATCATTAAGGGTGACGAGATTACTCATTATCGCCAAGAGTTGCAAAAATACATTGATGCCTTTTGGAAAAAGATTGACATTTAATTGACTTGCATATATAATCACTATGTGGACTTGTTAAGGAGTTATACAAATGAAAACTGTTGGTGATAAGTTAGAAAGTTTCAAAATTACTGGTGTTCGTCCAGGTGCTCTCTCTCATGAAAATGCCTTCGAGCCTCTTACTGAGAAAAGTTTTGAAGGTAAGTGGAAGGTCATCGTATACTATCCAAAGGACTTCACCTTCGTCTGCCCAACTGAGATTGTTGGTTACGATAAACTAAATGGTGAGTTCGAACAGCGTGGTGCAGTTCTTCTTGTTGGTTCTACAGACAATGAGTTCTGTAAGATTGCTTGGAAGAATGCTCACGAAGATCTCAAGAACACTACTTGCTGGTTCTTTGCTGATACTGCTCGTGGTGACGATTACTATCGCGAGAATGAGAGTCTTGTTGAGCATCTTGGCATTTTCTTCCGTCCAGCAGGTGCTGCTCTTCGCGCAACGTTCATCGTTGATCCAGAGAATGTCATTCAGCACGTCACGGTCAACAATCTAAACGTTGGTCGTAGCCCTGAAGAAACTCTTCGCGTTCTAGATGCATTGCAAACTGGCGAACTCTGCCCATGCAGTCGTGAAGTTGGTGGTTGCACGATCTAATTCAATAAATAATATCTAATGGTTGTAAACTGACAACTAAAGGTGTTCTGGACGTGGGTTCGACTCCCACCTTCTCCACCACTATGGGGAAGAAATGGCTTCGACAGGGCAAGTAATAACCTGACAGCAACCAGTGAGGCGACTGACTTAATCAGCGCAAAACTAGTAAACGCAAACGATGATGTTTACGACATGGCTCTTGCTGCTTAATTGCAGTATAAGAATACCAGAGTTGACCGCTTGGTAACAGAAAGGTCTGGGTTGGTGGTGCGAACCACCAACCTTTTCTTTCCACTGCAATAATGGAGACCTAAACATGAATGCAGTAGATATACTTTGTAATGTAGAAAAATATTTTGATCGCAATCACGATTTGTTCTGTAGATGGGGTGGGCTGTTTGCATTGTTATTCTTCACGCTATATGTACCATTTAGTATGGTCAACAGGGTGCAAGATAAACTAGATGCGCAGCAAACAGCAAATATGCTGTTACAATCAGAACTCGAAACTCTAAATCACAAAGTTGAGTTTCTAAATCTTTCTTATGAAAAGAAGCAATTAGTCTTGAAAGAAGTTGAGTGCCTTGCGCGCAACATCTATTTCGAAGCAGGTGGTGAGCCTCGCGCTGGCAAGATTGCTGTTGCTGAAGTCACCATGAATCGCGTCAAGAGTAAACAATATCCTCGTACTGTTTGCGGTGTTGTGCATCAACGCACCAAAGGCACTTGTCAGTTTTCTTGGGTCTGTGAAGACAAGAAAAAAGTTTACAGAAACAGCGAAGCCTGGAAAGACTCTATCAAGATTGCTGAGAATATATTGATTTCCAAACACCATTACGGTATAATTGGAACTGCAAAGTTTTTCCATGCGACCTACGTTGATCCAGCATGGGCTGAGCAAAAGAGATTGATTCGCAAAATTGGCAATCATATATTTTATCATTGAGGTTCTATGAGAATCATTGAAGATGTGAAACTGGACTATAAAGATGTCCTGATTACTCCGAAGCGTTCTACATTATCATCAAGAAGCCAAGTAAATCTCGAAAGAACATTTACTTTTAGAAGTGGTAATAGTTGGAAAGGTGTTCCGATTATTGCAGCAAACATGGATGGAGTTGGCACTCTTGAGATGGATGATGAGTTCAATAAGCATAAGTGTATGGTTGCAGTTACCAAACACTACACAGCCGAACAATTAGTTGAACATTTCTCGAAAAAAATGAGCAGCAGCATTTATTCTCTGGGAATCTCAAATGATGATCGCGATAAATTTGCATTTGTCTATAGCAATGTCAAAAATCCATCTATAAAAGTTTGTATTGATGTTGCCAATGGTTATACTCAATCGTTTGTTGATTTTATCAGAGAATTTCGTGAGTGGTATCCTGATGTGATATTGATGGCAGGTAATGTTGTCACACCAGAGATGACAGAAGAACTAATTCTCGCAGGTGTTGACATCGTGAAAGTTGGTATTGGTCCTGGCTCTGTTTGCACTACACGCAAAAAAACAGGCGTCGGCTATCCTCAGTTGAGTGCGGTTATAGAGTGTGCTGATGCTGCACATGGTCTCAAGGGTCATATTATAGCGGACGGAGGGTGTACCGTTCCTGGAGACATTGTGAAAGCATTTGCTGCAGGAGCCGACTTTGTTATGCTTGGTGGAATGCTTGCTGGACACAAAGAAGGTGGAGCATCTCCGTTTGGTGACAATCAATTCTATGGTATGAGTTCTGATACAGCCATGGATTTACATAATGGTGGTGTTGCAAACTATCGCGCCTCTGAAGGCAAGACAGTCGAGATTCCATATCGTGGTGAAGTGGGCAGAACTATGCAAGATATTCTTGGTGGTCTGCGTTCAGCGTGTACTTATGTTGGAGCAAGTGAATTGAAAGAGTTGAGTAAGCGTACAACGTTTGTTCGTGTTACTCAGCAGTTGAACAATTCCTTGAGTGAATATGAGATCTAATATGGCAAACAGAGAAGAAAAGAATAACTTTTCAATGATGATCATGCAAATGGCAATCAATGAGAAGATAGACCACATGGATGCAATTACAACTTATTGTGAACGTAACAACCTTGAGATTGAAGTTGCCGCCACACTCATCAATGAGTCTTTGAAGAGTCTAATCGAATCTGAGGCTGAACAACTGCGTTATCTCCCAAGAAGCGGAAGGTTGCCCATATGAGTTGGCAGTTACTAATCTGGAATATCTTTTCGTGGACATTCACAGGCGTCATGATTTATGTGACGAAGTCTAGCATGTGGTGGTTGATTCTTCCTGCTGCCTTTACAATGACTAAAAGCGCATCTGATTTGGTGAAGGCAGTTGTAGAAGAAAACGCAAAGCAAGAAAAAACAACTGAACTAGATGAAGAAACATTAGAACAGATGCAGCAATACATGGATAAAATTCGAAGAGGAGTAACACGTTGAACGGATATGATCTCTACGGATTATATCAAGCCATCAAGTTACATTTTACTTCCGAGAGTTATAACTTCTTTCATTACGATGGCAAGACAAGGATCTCAGTCGATGCATTTCAAAAACGCCGTGACAAATTTTTATTCCACCGTCTTGCGCGCAAGTATCGCGACGATGAGATGGTTCCATTTCTGGTTGCTAATTTTGTACATAGTGATGATAATTGGACCAAGTCTCTACTTGAGGAAGAAGCTGAATCTACCTACAGAGAATGGAAACGAACGACAGATTCCATGAGCAAGATCTATGTTGAAGATCTAAACAAAATTTGCAATAAAGAAACATTCAACGATCTGTTTAAAGTTCAAGAGGGTGAGTTCCCTAAATTGCTAACTCACTTTATGCACAGAGATATTACAATTGAAACGATGGTAATTCTAAACAATCTTTTCAATTTTATTCAAATTTGGGACAAGAAGATTTCTGAAGACATCATCTATCCCAAAATTTCAAGAAAGATTCGCAAGTATGGATCATTCTTGAACGTGAATGTCGATAAGTATAAATTGCTAACAAAGCAAACTTTACTTGGCGACGATTGTGATATATAATAATATGGTGATGAAGAAAGTGGACAAGTCGATATACATTAATACAACGCTATACGGAGAATACATATGAGTCTATCAAGTCTAAAGAACAAGAGTTCATCTCTTGATAAGTTGAAGAAGGCAGTTGAGCAATCTTCAGCAGGTAATGGTGGTGGCAAGAACGTCGATGATCGTTTTTGGCAACCAGAAGTTGATGCCGCTGGCAACGGATACGCAGTTATCCGCTTCCTCGATACGCCAGCCGTTGACGGTGAAGATGGTCTTCCTTGGGTTCAGATCTGGTCGCATGGCTTTCAAGGTCCAGGCGGTTGGTACATCGAGAACTCATTGACGACTATCGGTAAGACGGATCCTGTTTCTGAGCACAACACAGTTCTCTGGAACTCAGGAATTGAAGCAAACAAAGAAATCGCTCGTAAGCAAAAGCGTAAGTTGACTTACATCGCGAACGTTCTTGTTGTTTCTGATCCGAAGCGTCCGCAGAATGAAGGTAAGGTTTTCCTCTACAAGTTTGGTAAGAAGATCTTTGATAAGATCAAGGAAAAACTTGAACCGCAGTTTGCTGACGAAACTCCGCTGAATCCGTTTGACTTCTGGAAGGGTGCAAACTTTAAGGTCAAGATTCGCAACGTCGAAGGCTATCGTAACTACGATAAGTCGGAGTTTGATTCTGCTGCTCCGCTGTTCAATGGTGACGATGCTCAGATTGAGAAGGTCTGGAAGTCTGCTCACTCGCTCAAGGATTTCTTGAAGCCAGAAAACTTCAAGTCCTATGACGAACTGAAGGTGAAGTTGGATCGCGTTCTTGGTGCTGGTGGCACTGCTGGTGCTGCCTCGAGGAAGATTGATGATGAAGAAACTTCTTCTCCTGTCATTCGCTCCGCTTCAGCCAAGAAGGTCACTGCTGAGGAAGTCAGCGTCGATGATGACGACATGGCATTCTTCGAGAAGTTGGCTGCCGAATAAGTTAAATTAGAAAACCGTAGATGTTTTCAGGGGGACTTTGTGTCCCCCTTTTTTATGCATTTCTAACGTGTGGGAATGGTTCGTCAATATTATTTCTTTGTTGTAGAACCTTTACATCTTGTGCAACTCTAGTAAGTTCTTCAACTGTTCGTTTGACGCCAACAACTGCTGCTTCTGCTTTTATCTCTGCTGATGTAGCATCACCTGTTTGATCAGCAACTGCTGGTGTTTCTGTGGCTGTAGGCAATACTTGAGCAATAGTTCCCAATGACATAAAGTATTTCATCATTGCTTGATCAGCCTCAGCACTGTTTTGAGGAGCAAGATTATTTCTTAATGCATTTAATTGGTCACTTGATGCCATTAAGGCACCAGAAGCACCACCTTGTTTTCGATAAGCATCTAGCCAGCTTGCTTGATACCTTTCAACAGTCAACCCAGTATTCATTGCTAGTTGCTGCGCCGATAGTTCTCCACGTATGTTACCAGTGTACCAAGCAACAGGAACCTTTGAAACATCACCATTCGTTGCAATTAAAACCTCATTTACATAGGCAGCAGCGACCATATCTTGAACAGCTGGTGGAGCATCAACTGCTCTTTGATATTGTGTTCCGATGTTGTACTTTTTAGTAAGTCCTTGCCATGTTCCATCAACAAACTGATATGCACCAGAGGCACTCGCCTTTGCGTATCCTGCCTTTCTAGCACGCTCTTGTGCTGCAGGATTTTTCATCAAATCAGCATTGTAGTTATTACCAGATTCTTTTTGTCTTATTGTTGCAAGAATAGTTTCTACACCACCATCAATTTGATTTACGCCTTCAAACTTTTGAACTTTGTTGAACGCATTTAAATCAGCTTCTGATGGTGTAGTTGTTTGTTCACCTGTAGTTGTGGTAGGCAACGGAGGAGGAGGTTCTCCGTTATATAACATGCGGAATATCCATTCAGCAGCTGATGTAGTTGTATCTCCCATCGCGAAATCTGCAACAACACCTAAACCAAGACCACCTAGAAAACCTACAGCAGTTCCAATTGGTCCACCAACAGCAGTGCCAAGTAATCCACCCAACACTCCGCTGATAGTTCCAACACCAAGCACATTGACTAAAGTTCTCCAGCCTTCAACTGATCTATTTTTGTATTCATCGTATCCAATGTTACCATTTTCATACTGTTCCACTGCAGCATACATATCCATGATAGTTGGCACAAGAATAGCGATACCCAAAGCGCCACCTTTTGCTGCAGCAAATTTTAGTTTAGGGCTGTTGATGAATCCAGACATCATCGCCAATCCTCTTTTAACAATAACAGGAACTTTTTTACGCACTCTTTGCGCTGTTGTTGTTGGAGCACCAGTTTGTTCTGGTAAACTTTTCCACGTTTTACCATCCCAAACTCTTCCACCGCGAACCATTCCTGGGAGTAATCCTCTACCAGCAACAGCACCTGCAGCACCAGCAACCCCTGCGGCAACACCACCACCAGCAGATGCAGCAGCGGCAGCACCCCCAGCAGCTGTTGCAGCAGCACCCATTCCCATCAAACCTTTAATGCCACCTAACACTCCGCTACCACGAGGAACATTGCCAAATTTTCCTTTTAGAAATTCTGCTGCATTGATACCATATTTTAATGCTAAGAATCCAGTGATAGACATTATAGCATTATCAACTGGACGCATAACTGACTCAATTAGATCATTAATATCCTTCTTCATTTGAATTTGTTGCTGTTTAAGTTCATACTCAAATGTGCCAGGATTATATTCATTTTTTAAATCTTCTTTGCTAAAGAGCTCCATGCCCCTTTCGCCTCTCAATCTTTTCATGGCGCGTTCACTTGAACTGAGAGCAAGACCACCTAATGCAGTAACTTTAAATGCAGTGCCTAATATTGGCATTGCTTTACCAATGAGTGCCTTAACTGTTTTATTAATAACAGCTGACCCTAGCATTGCAGTTGCACCTGCCACTGCTGTGCCAGCAAGCCCTGCTACAGCCACACCGCCACCTGCTGCGCCAACGCCCAATGAAGTCAATGTTCCTAAAATACCAGCAGCAAGTAAAGCCCTGTTTTTTTCTTTTTCGTCTTTTTCTTTTTGTTTATTAATTTTGTTTTGTTCAGCAGTAGCCTTCGCAACTCTTACACCTTTGAGCGCCTGAATTTGCTCATTAATTTCTTGGAGTTTACCCTTTACCGTTTTAGCGTTCACTGGCATCTGTACTGCCATAAACCCACCACGTGTCATTGGATTCATTCGTTTTTGATACTTGAAATAACCCAAATCGTTAATGATATAATTAATCATATTTGAGTTCTTTTCGGTGATCGATTCTAAAAGCGCAATCTGTTTAGACAGCGTAGCAATAGATTCTACAGTATATTTTTTAAACTGTTCGTTCTTTTCTTCTTGTTGTAGTTCTTCTTTACTTATGCCATATTTTTGCTGCGCAATCGCATATAAAG